AATGGTTCATTAGATAATTTATTTAAAGAAGATGTAGATAAGTTTATTGAATATAATGTTCGAGACGTTGAAATTATTGTTGAATTAGAGAAAAAATTAAAATTTATTGAATTAACAATTACAGTTTGTCATCTATGTCATACTGATTACGAACAGATTTATCTATCAACAATGTTAAATGAAGGAGCTGTTCTAACGTATTTAAAACGTAAAGAGATTATTTCACCTAATAAACCTACAACAATGAATCCTGCTTTAAAGGATTTAAGTGTTAAAAAAGCTAAATGGGAATATGAACAAGGCAATATTACTAAAGAGGAATTAGAAGAAATTATATTCTTAGCAGAATATGCAGGTGGTTATTTAAAAGATCCTATTCCCGGTTTATATGAATGGGTTATTGACTTAGATTTTACCTCGTTATATCCTTCAATTATTCGTTCACTTAATATGGGTATTGAAACTCTAGTAGGACGGGTTGTAAATGGAGGTAAATTTGATAATCAATGGTCTTTAAAGGAACTAAAACAAATGGATCCTAATAAAGTAGTTGTTATTGAAAAAATTAAAAAGAATAGAACAATTGCTACTTCACAAATCACAGTAGGAGGATTAATTAGCATTATTGAAAGTAATGATTTAATAATTTCTGCTCCTGGTGTTATATTCCGTAAAGATAAATCTAGTATTATTTGTGAAATTTTATCTGATTGGTTTGCTAAACGTCAAGAGTATAAAGCTTTGATGAAAAAAGCATATAAAGCAGGTAATAAAGAATTAGGTGATTTTTATAATAGTAGACAACATGCTTATAAAATTAAATTAAATGACGTTTATGGTGTATTTGCTATTAACGGATGGAGATACACTGATGGTAATAAATTTATTTCAAAAGCTATAACGCTTACAGGTCAAAGATTATTACAGGAAAGTATAAGTAATATGAATTTATACATAAATGATCAATTAAAAAATGATATTCATAAAGATTATATAATAACTAGTGATACAGATTCATTGTTTATTCAGTGTAAAGATTTAATAATTGATAGATACCCTGAATTAGATTTAAATAATCAAGAAGAAGTAATATCTAAAATATTAGAATTAGCTACTGAACTACAGATAATGGCTAATAAATTTATAGGTGATTTTGCTAAAGAATCATTTAATTTAGGAGAAGACAACCCACATTATTTTGAATTAAAGCAAGAAGTTGTATTAGATAGAGGTTATTTTGCAGGTAAAAGAAGATATGCAATGCATATTGTTAATAAGGAAGGTGTATCAGTAGATGAACTAGATGTTAAAGGATTAGATTTGATGAAATCAAATTTCCCTCCTATATTTAGAAAATTTGGTGAACATTTAATTAACGAGATAATGTTTGGTAGAGAAAAAACAAATATTGATAAACAAATACTAGATTTTAGAGTATCAATAAGGACTGTTGATTGGAAGAAAATATTAAAACCAACAGGTTTAAAGAAAATGAAAGAATATATTGCATCTCCTCCTATGACAGGTGATATATTCTCAAGACTAGGTAACAAATGTCCAATCAATACAAAATCAGCAATTTTTTACAATGATATTTTACGATTTAAAAAGTTAGATAAAAAATATCCAACATTTCAAATTGGTGATAAAATGTTTATTGCTTACCTAAAAGACAATCCATATCGAATTGATGTTATAGGATTTAACGGATATAATGACCCACCGGAGATAATGGAATTTGTAGAAAAATACATAGATAGAGACGGTTTATTTGATTCAGTTATGAAAAACAAATTAGAATCGTTATATTCAGATTTAGGATGGGGTGCTGTAGTACTCAATCAAAACATTAACAAATTTTTTAAATTTTAATATATTTATACCAAACAGTTATGATTAATAAGTTAGACCTTACGGCTATTATTTCCAAGTATTATTTAAACGGCCTAGTTGAAGCCGTTAAATGGGAAATTAAAGACAACAACCTTTCAATTAAATTTACTGCACCTGACCGTTCAATGTTAGGTATAGTTAAACACAGTAATTTCGAAATCGAAGATTCTGTGTTTGGTGTTAATAATACTACACAACTAAACAAATTATTAGGTATTACTAATGGATATTTGGATCTTAAGTATACTAAACATAATAATAAAATTACTAAATTAGTAGTATCGGATAATCAATTTACTTTAGATTATGCTGTAGCTGATATACAAATTATTCCAAAAGCTGGAGAATATATCGGAGATAATATTTATAATATTATAGCTGATCTAGATAATGAAAGTATTAACGCAATTGTTAGAGCTAAATCTGCTTTAGCCGACAGCGATACAGTTGTATTCAAACCGCACACAGGTGCTGATGGAGATTTACAGATGGAGATGGAGTTTGGTGGAAATATAGAACACTCCAATAAAGTATCGTTTTATATACCAAACATCAAAACAAAAGATTTACCTACAAACTTTAAAGCACAATATAATTCAGATTTAATAAAAGAAATAATGTATTGTAATAAAGATGTAGCTACAGGTAAAATGGTTATAAATTTAGATGGAATTATGAGCTTAGTATTTGAAAGCGGTAATTTAAAAAGTGAATATTTTCTAGTTGCAAAAGAAGTATAAGATAATTTGGTTATATTAAAATTTTATCGTATATTCACTATATATTAAATAAGTTATGAGCGAAATAAAAGAACCATCATTATCCAACACCACAATCATTAAAGATCCTAAGATTGAACCATTTTTCATTAGTAAAGATGCCTATTGTTACACTATTTTTAAAACTATAACTCCTGACGTTCGTTACACTGAAAATAATCTTCCTGGTAAAGATTATGTAAAACCTTTAGGACATTATAGTAGTTTTGCAAGTTGTTTACGATCTTTAGCAAAACAGAAAGTAGATGATAATCAAAGTTATAGTTCTATACAAGAATACATTGCAAAATTTAAAGAATTAGAATTATCAATTAAAGAATTATTAAACGTAGTAGATTAAAAAAATATGAAATTAGAAGCATTATACAACGCAGTTATCGTTAAGCCATTTGAGGCTGAGGAAACAATTCACGGAAACATTATTGTTCCCGATTTAGGAAACGAAAAAAACAAACTAGGAGAAGTAGTAGCAATAGGCGATGGATACTATTCAGCAACAGGTAAATTTTTACCAACAGTTATTGAAGTAGGAGATATTGTTATATTACCAACTATGGGTTTTAGTAAATTAGAACACGAAGGTGAAGAATATTGGATAGGACCTGAAAACCAGGTACTTGCTCGCCTTAAAGATGAAACAGAAGTAAAAATAGAAGAATTACCTTTTTAAAATTATGAGTAAAATTATAGAATTTGGGCCTGAAGCCCGTCAAAAACTATCAGCTGGTATAGATAAACTAGCAAATGCTGTTACAGCAACCCTTGGACCTAATGGTCGTAACGTAGTTATAGCTAATCAAGGTATTCCACAAAGTACAAAAGATGGTGTTACTGTAGCAAAATCAATTACTTTAGAAGATCCAATTGAAGAATTAGGTGTTCAATTACTAAAGCAAGCAGCTATTAAAACAGCAGATAATGCAGGTGATGGTACAACTACATCTACATTGTTAGCTCAAGAGATGGTTAAACAAGGTTTAACTTATTTAAATAATGGAGCTAATGCTGTTGAAATCAAAAGAGGTATTGATAGTGCTGTTAAGGAAGTAGTTACATATCTTCGTCACACTTTAAAAGAAGATGTATCTGAGGAAGATCAATTAAAACAAATTGCTACAATTTCAGCAAATAACGATCCTGAAGTAGGTGAATTAATTGCTACAGCAATGCAGAAAGTTGGTCGTGAAGGTGTTGTATTTATTGAAGAATCTAAAAACGGTGAAACGTATTTAGAAACTGTTGAAGGTATGCAGTTTGAAAGAGGTTATAAATCACCTTATTTTGTTACTGATAACAACAGTATGAGTACTACTATTAGTGATGCTTTAATTTTAATTGCAGATAAGAAATTTACACAAGTAAAAGAATTATTACCAATTTTAGAAGCAGTATCTGCACAAAATAAATCATTGTTGATTATTGCTGAAGATATTGAAGGTGAAGCATTAGCTACTTTAATTGTAAACAAAGCAAGAGGTATTTTAAAAGTTGTTGCTGTTAAAGCACCTGATTTTGGAGATCGTAGAAAATTGTTATTAGAAGATATCGCTATCATGACTGGTGGCCAAGTATTCAGTACTGAAAAAGGTATGAAGCTTGATAAATTCAATTGGGAATGGTTTGGTGAAGCTAGAGTAGTAACAGTAGGTAAAGATACTACAACATTAGTTGATGGTAAAGGCGATGCTGAGAAAATCGAAGCTCGTATTACAGAACTACAAACTCAAATTGAAAAATCATTATCACCATATGAAAAAGAAAAATTACAAGAACGTTTAGCTAAATTCGTAGGTGGAGTAGCAATTGTTCACGTAGGTGGTTTTACTGAATCAGAAATGAGAGAAAAGAAAGATCGTGTTGATGATGCTTTACAAGCAACAAAAGCCGCTCTTGAAGAAGGTATCGTTCCTGGTGGTGGTGTTGCTTTGTTATATGCTCGTGAAGCTATTACCGATAGAGCAAATATTGGCAAAAATATTGTTTACAAAGCATGTTCATCTCCGTTTATGAAAATTTTAACTAACGCTGGTAAAATAGATTCTGAATGTTATGGATTAATTAATGGTCTTAGTATAGCATCATTAGATAATTGGAAAGGTTACGATCTTAAAACAGATTGTTTTGTTAACATGAAAGACGCTGGCATTATTGATCCTGCTAAAGTAACTAGAACAGCAATTGAAAATGCTGCTTCAGTAGCGGGTACTATTCTATTAACAGAAGCAGTAGTTGTTGACAAACCTGAAGATAAGAAATCTGAAGGTGGATATGGTGATATGATGGGAATGATGTAGATTTAAAATATATGAGAGACGCAGTAAGTTTAATAGGCAAATCGCTTCAGATTAAAGAAGTAAAATACACCATCAGTAGTGTAAATTTCGTACCAGGAACTAATAAATTGTATATAGGCTTAACCAAGTTTGATAGTGTTACTTCTAACTTTCTATACTTAGACTTACTGCCGTTTCTTATTGAACAAATTAAGTTATGAAAAAAATAATAGAAGAATACAAAGAAATAGCTCAAAGAGTCCCACCTTCAGATAGATGGAAGGTAATAGGAGTAAATGATATTCAAAATTCTTTAACAGAGGCTTTAGAAGCATATTATATGGTAACTGAAGTTAAACCAAAATCTTTTATTTTAGATTTAGAAAAGGGCAAAATCTTTATTATATCCACATCAGAACAAGAAGTTAAACTTCCTGAACCTAAAAAATTTAACATATATGGCGAATAAAGAACATACATTATTTGTAGAAAAATACAGACCTCAAACCTTAGATACTTATCTTTGTGATGATACATTAAGAGATAAATTTCAAACATTTATCAACGAACAAGACATTCCACATTTAGGATTTTTTGGATTACAAGGTAGTGGTAAATCAACATTAGCAAAAATATTAGTAAATAATATTGATTGCGATTATATTTACTTAAATGCTACTGAAAATAGAGGTATGGATGATATCAAAGATAAAGTAGGTTCATTTGCTTCGGCTGCTAGTTTTAAACCATTAAAAATTGTTATTTTAGATGAAGCAACTCATATTTTACAAGCATCACAAGTATTATTGTTAAACATGATAGAAACGTATAGTTTAACAACAAGATTTATTTTGACTGGTAATTATCCTGAACGTTTAATTCCAGCATTAAGAAGTAGATTACAAGAGTTTAAATTAACTCCTCCAACTAAAAAGATAGTTGCTAAACATGTTATTAATATTTTAGAAACTGAAAATATTGAATTTGAATTAGAAGATTTAGCTTCAATTATTCATAATTCATATCCTGATTTTAGAAAAGTTATTAATACTTGCCAAAAATATATTGTTGATAATAAATTAACATTACCAGGAACATTAGGTAAAAATAATGATTTTCAAACACAAATGATTAATGAGCTTAAAAAACCATCTAAAACAACATTTAACACTATAAGACAATTAATTGCCGATAATAGTATTTCATCGTTTGATGATTTATATAAGCACCTATATGACAATACAGCAGAGTATGCTGTTGGTTGTGAAGGTCTAGTAGCAATTATTTTAAACGAGTGTATTTATCAATCTAATTTTAAGATCGATTTTGAAATAAACTTTATGTCTTGTATTTCTCGTATTATTGAAACATTAAAACCAAACAAAATATTATAAACAAAATGAGTAAACAACAAGCACCCCAATTAAACGCAAACATTGACATTAAAAATACGACTGCTATTACATCACCAGATGGTAACCAAGTCTTTTCAGAGGGCGTAATTTTACGTAAAGTATCTAGATTTGTAACAGGTACATCAGAAGATGGAGTTATTCCAATTCCAGTATTTTATGATGTAGTAACAGGTAAAGTATTAGTAGAATTGCTTCCTAAAGAATTGAGAGCAGAATTCGAAGATGACAATATTTGATTTTTTTAAACAAGTAACTACCGATAAAAAATCCTGGTCATCTTTTACTGAAGATGAGCAGAAAGCATTTAATCCTTATATGCTACATAAAATAGTATCTATGACTGAGGCTTATATCGAAGTTGCTAATATAGGACAATCATTACCTTATACAGATAAAGAAAAAATATATAAGTTTTATTGTGAATTATTACCTAAAAAATCTTTATATTCAAAATATGTTAAAGGTATTAAAACAAAATCAAACGAAGATTTATTAGGATATATTTCTAAGTTCTATGAATGCTCATTTAGAGAAGCAGAAGAATATATTTTAATATTAAAAAAAGAAGACATGTACGATATATTAAATAGATATGGTATTGAAGATAAAGAAATTAAAAAGTTATTAAAATGAAAGAAGCAGTAAACAATCCAATACATTATGGTGGAGCAGATAATCCTTATGAAGCAATTAAAGTTATTGATGCTTGGGATTTAAATTTTAATTTAGGAAATACAGTTAAATATATTGCTCGTTGTGGTAAAAAAGATAATGAAATACAAGAACTTGAAAAAGCAGTTTGGTATTTAAATAACGAGATTAAAAAAAGAAAATCTTGTAATGGATGAAGCAACAAGAGCGTATTATGGTTTTAATACAGGACCTAAAGAAAAAAAACCAAAAGCTAAAAAATTACCTGCTATTGTAAA